GTAAAATCGACATGGAGCATAAGGTATGTAACGGGCTTTTTGCCCTCGAGCCGTCGCTCGCAAAACACCAGGTTCTCAGACTGTTTTCTGAGTTAGAAGAGAGGTCCCTTCGGAGGTTAGTATGCCTCTTAGAAAAAGTCGGAAGTATCCCTTCCCTCGGAACGCGAGTTATCTTGGCTTCATTAATAGTGAAGTTGGGGTGATTCGAGACACTCTTGTCCACGAAGTATTGTCGGCCATGGAGTATGACGTGCCTATGGATTGGTCGCGTTCAGAGTACCGGCCTGAAGGTCTTTTTGATGCGTTGGCGTTGTATGACAACAACTTACGTCTGAAAGATCTCCCCCAGGCCATTCAGAAAAGGCTTCGCGATTCATTCCAGAACGTGAAGTCACGCTACTCGGCACTATCAGGTCTAGAAACCATCTCCCTCGAGGAGGTGGCCGAAAGTCTGAAGTTGTCGAAATCTTCCGGAGCTCCCTATTTTCGGAAGAAGGGTATGGTCGTCGAAGAGGCGATAGACGAAGCCATCTCGATAGAGCGAGGTGACAAAAAACCAGAGCCCTGCGTCGCATATTACCGGACGCAAAACCAGATCGACGCTGAAGGAACTCCAAATCCTAAAGTTCGGTTGGTCTGGGGTTATCCCGTCGCTATGACCCTTTTAGAAGGGATGGTGGCGGCTCCGGCCCTTAACGCGGTTAAGACTTGGAAGTCGCAACCGATCTTCACCGGGAGACGTCGCACTGAGGTGGGTGCGGCAACAAACGCCCTTGGGTGGTATCCCGTCGTCGTGTCTTTCGATTGGTCGAGATATGACGCAACTTTACCTGCTTTTTTGATTAGTTGGTGTTTTGATATCATGAGGTCGTGGTTCAACGACATTCCGGATTCGCTCTGGGATGTAATAGTCTGCTACTTCATCACGACACCGATAGTGATGCCGGACGGCCACGTGCACGTGGGAAAGCGGAATGGCGTACCCTCTGGGTCGTACTTCACTTCCCTGGTCGGTTCCCTAGCCAACCAGATATTAATCGGGGCATGTGCAAGTGAGTCTGGTGTTACACCAAGTAGAATGCTAGTGTTAGGAGACGACTCTATCGTCGCGTTTTCCAAAGACGTCGACACTAACGTCTTCAAAGCATTCGCAGAAAGCTTGGGGATGAGGTTGAAGGTGGTGAGTCGAAATTACTATCGTGCACGCGGTAGAACTCAAGCCTTTCACTTCCTGGGTCACCAATGGAGAAGGGGCAGACCAACTCGCCCCATCAACGAGACCCTTCAAAGGATTGTCTTTATGGAGCGTGATAATAGTAGGGCAATCGCTGAAGTAGGGCTACAACTCTACAGATTTGAGAAGCTCTTAGCGCTCTATGCGGACAATGTGGATGCCTGGCCTCTGATTCGCACCCTTATATATGTCTTAGGGGTGGGTAGACTCCACAATTTGGAGCTAGGCAAACGGGTTAGACACAGGGGTGGCTTTGCCGAATGGGAGAAGACCGACATCTCCTTCCACCCAGTAGCAACGCTCTCGTTCCATTGAACAAGTAAGCTAGGCTATACGCCCACAATCGTGCA